GAAACATCCCTAGCTGCGGCGTTAGCTTGCTCAGGAGTCATCTGGTCTGGAGATAAAGACATGTTCTTTGCACTCTCTCCTTTTACCATACTGTCTTCGCCTAGAGCTTTACCTACCCGCATGAGGGCAGCAAAAACAGAAGCATTCTTAAAAGCAGGGTTGTTGGTATCTATACCAAACCTTGCACCAGCACGTTCTGCTAGGTCTTTAGCCTTGGCATAGTCTAGTCCTTCTTTCTGTGCCGTCTCTCTTATCAAACCATCCTGCTTTTGGAACCACTCTTGTTCCATCTTCTGGTTCTGTTCTATAATCGCTTTGGTGTGGGTTATTTCGGCCTGTGCGAGCTTTTGCATAGCTGATGGTGACAAACCCTCTTCATAAGCTACTTGTGCCATATTATTGGCATACGTTTGATCCCAGAGGGCATCTGGTAGATCTTGAGGTTTAGTCAGATTATAACCTTCGGGCTTCTCAGGGGTTCCATTAACCTTCCTTATAAGAGTCATATACTCTGCCCGCATTTCTGGAGTGGCATCCTTAGGCAGTGGTTCAATGATACCTTTCTTTGTAGCGAGTTCTTTTAAGCCGCCATAGCTTTTTAAAAAGTCGTCGCCGCTTTTATAACGCTCAAGGTCTTTACGCATCTTGCGTATGTCGTCTGGGGCTTTATCAAAAGCCGTATGGTCTAAGCTACCATCTTGCTTAAACCATGAGTTTATCCAGCTGTCTGGTTTAGACTCTGCNNCTGGAGCCGTNGTAGCTTGATCCGTCTTTACCTCCGTTCCTGAGAACGAAGAATANTTAGGATCCAAACTACTTGNACTTGGAGCCGATGGGCTTGNCTGGGATGACTGACTTGTTGCTGTTTGTGGCGTTGGAGCTGCCACTGCTANTGGTTCGGGCATTTGTTGGAATGGGTTGTCCTACTGGAACTTTAGTTATGTTGAGTATCTTAAACATTAGAACGAGCTACCAGCGGAAGCAGCAGCATGACGACGCCAAACAACTTCTATGTCGCCCTTCTTTTCCATCTTATCAATTAACTCAGGAGAGTAACGATCTTCGTAAGGCTCGGTAGTAATTTGTACCAAATCGCCATTAACGTCTCTTGTTTCTTTAAGAATCTCTTTTTCAATAAATGTAATATGGGATGCACGACGGGCAATGATTTGATCGCGGGCTTTGAAACGTGTGGACATATACTCTCCACCATTCGTGCCAGGCTTTGGACGGCTATCAGTACGGATGACGTCTGCACGTACCCATAACTCACGCGGATCTTTAGGTGCTTCTTCACCCTCTTTTAATTTACGTATCTTAATGCCAAGAACATTCTGGAATTTGATTGGAGCCCATTTCTGTAACCAATCTAAATACGCTGGTGTTAAGTCACCTTGCTGTGGGTGCATGTCAGGTATTGGCGGAGCTTTTGGACTAATGACGTCTGGTTTTTGGCCTTCCATTAACGTCTGCACAATCAATATCTTTTCGTTTGTTAGATAGGCTTCTACTGATTTGTGGTAGCTATCACGCATTTCTGCATCCTTCCAATAGATGGTTGTATAACCGCCTGGGGGATCTAAGCGTGCTAGGACTGTCTTACGACCGCCATTGACGCCGTGTATACGAACAAGCTCATGCTTATCGTTNATGTCTAATACTATTTGTGGAGTAGCCATGTTGGATTATGTTGTTGGTTTTCCTCTGCGAATTTTGAGAGGGCGTGGTTCTATACCTGCCTTTAGGATGTTACCCCTAATGTGGAGATAAACAGAACGCCTACCCTCGTTAAAGTAAGTCTTAAGGTGTGCAATCTCTCCGTCTGTACGTGCTTCCGCAGACANAGCATTCACCTTACAATGTTTTTCTAAATCAGCCCAGACCAGTCTTTGGTCCGCATCTCTCGTGTCTAACGGCCCGAATACCTTTAAGTAGGCTAGTTCGAGTCTGCGTGAATGAGAGATGGCGAGCTCGGTTGGATCGAGTGCCATGTTATGTGTTAGTTAGCTGTAGCTGAGAATCCTTGCGCTGACCAATAAAGAGTAGCACCAGTGGTATTGCATTGAATGTATAATGCGTTACCAGGGCTGCTGTGTATTGGTGTAGTAAAATTAACTATGAATGGAACAGCAACGGTACTTGCATTGTTATGATCTGCGTAACCAGTCCAGATAACAGTTGATCCATCTAATATGCTAACAAGTGTAGACACGGTAGCATTTAAATTAATTAAGGATAGATCTGTTAAATAATTACGTAGCTGGCGTGTACCACCAGTTAAATCAGTTTGTGTCTGCCCTGCGATGAGCAGAGTTGCGGTCGTGGTAGCTAAAGCGGTTGTGCCGCTTGTTGCCTGCCATTGGTATCTTAATGTGGTTGGTGTTGCCATGATTTATCCTTGAGCTGATTGAAGTTGATTTGATGCTGCGTCTTGAAGTTGTTGTGGTGCTTTGCCGAGTTTGCCAGCAGCATTTGCGGCAGTCTCTGCATTCTTGAGAGCGTTTTCTTTTGCGATCATCTGAGCGCGTTGGTTACGTAAATCTACGACTTCNTTCATAGAACGGAATGAAGCCTCAGGCATACCAAAGTTACGGCCTGTCATACGTACNANATTATCAAANTTAAAGTTGTCCATGATCTCAGGACGCATCTGAGCTAAAGGTTGTAGCATACCAAGAGTTTTCTCAGTGCCTACATTCTTCACCTCGTTCATCGCAAGCGTTACACGGCTCTTGATATTAATCTTAGGTGTAGCCAACTGCATTGGTTCCTTAGGATCGTTGTTAGGACGAACCATAAGTGCCTCTGGAGCTTTACCAAGTTTGTTAGCTCTGTACGCAATGCCTATGCACGTAAGATAAGTGGGTTGATAAGGTCAGTGCGGTATTGATCGAATGTTCCTGTGAACTGATCTAGCTTCTCACCGATACGCTGACTCACCTCAGTGGCGGTCATACGCTTATCTTCCAAGTTTCCAAGAGCGTTAAAGATGTCTACGAAGAATGCTTTCTTAAGAGCATCACGTTTGTCATCTAACATTTCTTTAGTGTTTTGGTAATCACCCTGTGTCAGCCATTCCCTTGGAACAGCCTCAGGTTGATCTGCCTTGTAAGTTGTCACACCACCCGCAGCAAGTTGGATGTTGCCATCAAGGTTGTCTGGATACAGTAGACGCGGGAAGGCTTTTAACTCGGCTAGAGCATCCTGATACTGGGTGACGAAATTAAGTTGGCGTGCTTCTACAAGAGTCTCAAATGCTGGAGAACAACCGTATGCTTGGTCATCTGTACCCCAACGACTCCAACGTAAACAAAAGTATGGCATCTCATCGTAGCCCTGATAGCTAACGATTTTCTTTTCCACCACTGTCTGGTAAACAGAAGCAAACGCTTTACCGTTTGTTCCTAACTCACCGACTTTAAAATCATCATTAGGAAATACGTGGTGCATGAACTCATACATTTCATCGTACTTCTTTTTATCAAACGCTTCCTGCATCTTCTTAGGAAGGTTCTCAATGCCGAACTTCTGTGCTGCTTGGCGTATGGTTAATTTAAACCAGCGTACAACAGTGTCGATTGTCTTCTCGTCGTTCTCACAGATAACAAATGTTCCAACTTTGAATTGCTCAAAGCGGTAGAGGTTGGCCTTGCCTTCTTCCATGAACATAAGAGCTGTACCAAATACACATGCACTTCTGTTGAATGGTTGAACAACGGAATAGAAATTAGACGCCGCAAGTTCTTGGAGAATAGTTTGCGCTGTGTCTGCTGACCAACGTGTAGCTTCATCTACTCCGTTTTCATCTACAGGCTGTGATTGCGGATTAAGAAGTTTCTGTACGCGAGCACTACCAGGCTGACTCATGTCAGGCTGTCTAGCCATTGCGTTCTTAGTAAGATTGGTTGGTGGTGCTAAGTCTAACCAAGGTTCAGTAGACGGAGTAACCCAGTTACGAACACCAACAGAGCAAGTAGCTGAAGCTCGCATAGCGGTTGATTCGTATAGTCGGTCAAACCAACCAGTAGTGGATTCAGTTTTCTCCGTATTAATGTCGGATACATCAGGCCAAAAGTAGTCAGAGATTTCCTGCCAGCGTGGATCAAATATGCTGTTACGATAGCTCTTTAGCTTATCCGCACGTTTAAATAGCTTAAGTGCTAATTCGTTATCGTCTAAAGAGGCCATGATTAATTAAGAGCTGCTTTAAGTGCTTGGGCTTTGTTCTCTGCCTCTTGCACACGTTCAATAAAAATGTTTACCAGCTCGTCCATAGAGAAGCCTTGAAGTACACCCTTCTTCATTGCTTTACGGTTTATGCCTTCCAAGGTCATTAACATATCTTGGAGTATACCAAATTCAAAATCCCACAAGGGACGTCCAAGAGCGCGAGTGCATTCATCCAAATGTCGTTGTGTAACAACAGGTGATGCTGCCGTCTCGTTCGGCAATGGGTTATTAACAATTTCGTCTGCTTGTGGTAAAATCATTTCTTAGGCATCCCTGATGCAGCCATTGGGTTAGTTACTGTGGATCCACCTAGTCCTGCTGCGTAGCCCTGCATACCTTGCGATGAAGGCATGTTGGCTCCTGCAAAGGTTGTTTGACCAATGCCTTTACGACGCAGTTGCTGGCGATAGGTTGCTTGCTCTACAGCAACACTTGCCGCGTTGTTAGGCGTGACAGGAGGTGTAGGCGTAGGAGCCGTTGGAACTTGAGGTGTTGAGCCGCCCATAAATTATGTTTTGTTAGTTAAACGCCTTAAGGTTGATATGGCATAAAAGCGAGGAATTTCGTCAAAGCGTTCAAAACCAATCAACGGGAGAGGGTAGGGCAATATATTCCATGCCTTGTCCGTTTGTCCAGCCATACCGTATATCCACCACGCATCTTGTCTATAATCATCAAACGTATACGTTGGTTCTCTAATTAGGTTGTAGGACTCCTTGCTGTCTACAGGACGGCCCATTACGAAGAACTCAGGCGTGCTATAAACGAATCCGTGGGCATAGTGCATCTCAAGTATGGATGGGAAATCTACGCCCTTCTGGGTGAATGTATGTTGTATTTGATCTATTGGGCTCATCGGAATGATTTAAACATCTTTCTAAAGCTGCTTTGTTTAACGGGCTCACGGGATACACGTATGTCTATAGTCTTGGTCTGCCTAGCAAACTCTGACGTACCTGTAAGCAGTCCATAGCTATAAGCCTCACCTAGTGTACGAATAGCATCAGCTCCGTGTGAGAACTCATCATGGACAGGACGCTCATTAGTAGCTGCCCCAGTTTGCACCTCACGCTTACGATAGTACTCTAAACAGTCCAACCCTGATGGTATAGGAGTCATCTTAGTACCAAACTGCTTTGAACAGTTGGCTCTATGGATCACGAAGCGGGGCATGAGATCACGCACTTGGTTTATCCCTAGCCAAATGTCTGGCGTTCTAGGAACAACACATAGGTCTGTCATACCAGCATCCTTCAAATCGCTTATCCATGTCTTACCACCCCTATCTCTTGTGTTAGCATCATGGGGTAGATGGTGCATCTTGATAGGCTTACCATACCTTTTCTCCCAAATGAGGCATTGATCTACGTAATAAGCAGGCGTCCTACCCGTGTCTGAGAAGTAGTTAAGCAGCAGAATGTCCCTATTGACTAGCTGTACTAGCCATATACACGTGAAATCCGACTGCCCTAAGTCCCAGAAAGTATACATTGGATGGCCTTGCTCCATAGGAAAGTCCATAATTCTGTTCTCTTTACGTAGGTGGTTTATCTGATTGGCGTAAATAGAACCAGGAACAGGAGCCTCAAAGCTACATTCATACTCTCTATCAAAGGCTTCCTTACCCATTACCTTTAAAGCCGAGTCTAATTCAGACTGCGGAAGAAGCTCAGACTTACTGGCTGGTAGGAACAAGGTGAAGTAGTCGTCGTCATGCAGCGCATTGTCGAACAACGTAAAGAAGCTATTGCGTCCTTTTGGCGTACCAATCCACAAACACCAACCAAGACGGTCAGACAAAGCAGGCCGTAGAATGTTTTAAAGAAATCCCCATCCATGTCAGCAGGCTCATCCACTACCACCCCATCTAAGTAGAGTCCACGAAGGCTTTCGCTATTGTCAGCACCATACAAGGTAATCCTACCACCCTTAGGAAGCTGTATGTACAACTCAGACTCACTCACTTTCCTGTCTGGTATCCCCGCCGTAAAGTCTTTCAAGTACTGCCAAGCAACAGCCTTAGCCTGTATGCGATAGGGAGCTATGTAAGCAAACCTAGGATTCTTATTAGCACAAAGCAAAGCACCCCTTATAAGCTGGTTTAAACTAGCCACAGTCTTCCCTGAACGTCTATGCGCCACAACCACCATCCACCGCTTCTTACACTCATGCAGCGGCATAAACTGATCCCTAGGACAATAAGCTATCTCTACATCCTTATTCATAACTCGTCAGGCTCCTTAGGAAACCATATCATAGCCAAACAAAAAACTAAAACTAAGAAGGCCATTGCTATAAAGTAGGGGGAGTGGGGGGAGTACATAGGGGGGTCTTAGAGAAAATCTATAAAATGTTCTGGAATGGGCTGTGGGATGTGGAGCTGTATAAAGGAATCCTCAATCGTCGAAGGGGGGTGGCGTGGTACATGGCCTACCCCTCAAGGGATTCCTGAGGGTTTTCTGGCGTAACTTGTTTGAGTTCAACAGGCTTAGAAGCCCAGCGTACTGTAATTTCTGTAGGTGTGTTGCCGTTGGAGTCTCCTAGTAGGCTAGTCTTGTCAGCGTATACA